TGTAGGTCTTACTTGTGACATTAAATGCTATCCCAAACTGTTTCTGGAGAGACACTACCGTATTTATTAACGAATCTCTCTGTTACTAGCATAGCAATGTCAGCCCACTCTGTTGAGTCTTCGGGGATAATAAACAAACCATCAATGTTACTGATAAAATATCTATGTAATGTTTTATCTGGTAAGTTTGCTTCTCTTTTATTTATGAGGGAACCTGCAATCGATGATCTTATAGCAGGATTATAATAATGTAAGTTGGCAGCAAGTATAGAATCCAACTTAATATCAAGTATATATGCTAGTGGTCTACGATCCCACCACGGATACTTATCACCAAATGCTGCAGAGTATGTAAAGAAACACAACTCACCTACTTCTGGGAACCTTTGCTCTGCTATTGGTAGTAGTTCTTCATACAATTCATTAGCAAACCAGTCTGCATCAGTTCCAGATGTTGTTTTAGATCTTTCTAATATTCTTTTACCTATAGTTTCCTGATCATCTAAACCAAAGTCAGCTTCTTTTGCTGCTTCAATTTTGGCAAGATCTCTTGCTCGTCTTTGTTTGAGTGTTTTCCTTGGCATTATTTAATACCTAATTCATGTTCAGTCATAATTTTAAATTCATAATTGTTATCCTTACAGAATTCCTTTGCTGCTTTCCACTTTGCTTGATTGACTGCATATGTTCTAACTGAGTATGCCCAAGACTTAGTTCTTCTTTTTGGATTTGTTGTTGGCATCTTAGTTTCTTTTTTAGGTTTAACTTCAATTACCAATACTCTTTTCTTTCCATTATTATCTTTATATTTTACAAAGAAGTCTGGGAAATATCTGTGTACTCTTCCATCAATTGGAGAACGATAAGGAATAAAGAATTCTTCTGACTGCCATTCACTAACTGACTCAGTAAGATCACACCAATTCATGAATTTTTTCTCCCAACTAGACCTATAAACTATGTTGGTTGGGTTTCCTTTGTACTTTTTAGGGTGTCTTGGAAAATATTTACCATGATGTGACATATATAGTTACGTATAACTAATCTAAAAATATTTAGATGACAAGAAAAGTATCGCCATTATATGTAAAACCTGATCAGGTTAGGAAAACTTTTGGTGGTTTATCTCTTAATAGTCAATTCAAAGTAGCTTTGCATTTTGGACAAGCACCTAAAAATAGTGGGAATGCAGATACAGATACTTTAGTAGGACACCTTAATAATTGTGGAGTATTTGATAGAGGTAAATTGAAATCAACAGCTGATGGTTTTGATTTTTATGCATCTGAGGCAGAACTTCCTGGTGCAAACTTTGATGTTACTGAACAACCTGGAGGATTTCAGGGACTGTTAGAATATAATGCTACTAGAAGAATATATCCAGACTTTAATGTAACTTTTTATGTTGATACTGAATACTATATTATTAGAATGTTTGAAGAGTGGTTGAATTTTATTAATCCAATTTATGGATCTAAAGGAAAATATATTGGTGGAAGTTTAGGTATGCGTGGATTTGGTGATGAAGAACCTGGTGCATATTATAGGATGTCTTATCCAAGAGGACATACAGGATATAAACATGACATAAGTATAACAAAATTTGAAAGAGATTTTTTAATAGATCCAAATGAAGGAAGTAGAAACACAGGATACCGTCAAAGGTGGAATAAACAAACTTTGATGGCTTATCAATTTGTAGATGCATTTCCGAAACAAATAACTGCTATGCCTGTTAGTTATCAAGGAAGTGAATTATTACAATGTAGTGTTGTTTTTGGATACACTAGATATGTTACAATGCATTCACCAGATGGTAGATTATATGAGGCTAAAAAGAATTATGCTACTCGTTCATCTAGAAAGTCTAGAGGACTTGATAAGAATATTGATGCAGATACCACTCAGGCATTAGTAGATAGAGATAATGAAATGTATGGTACTACGATGCCACAAGGATCTTTTGGTATCACTAACAGTGCAACTACTGCAAAGAGACAAGTAGAAGCACAGATACATAAAGATACTGCATTGTATGGAGATACTTTCCCACCTGGATCTTTTGGTATTAGTAAGAAGACTAGAAGAGAGATTGGTGTAGACAATGCTCGTAGTGGATCTAGAAGGAGAAATAATAGGAGGGGTTCTGCTGCTAGAAATAGAAGATAAAATTTATACCAATAACCTCCCTATATAAAATACTGAATAAAATATTATGCCTTTACCAAAAATATCTACCCCGACTTATGATTTGGTCTTACCATCTAACGGGAAAAAAATAAAATATAGACCATTCCTTGTACGAGAAGAGAAAGTTTTAATACTGGCACTAGAGAGTCAGGATATAAAACAGATTTCTAATGCAGTTAAATCAACTTTAAAGAGTTGTGTTCAAACTCGTGGAGTTAAGATTGATGATCTTCCTACTTTTGATATCGAATATATCTTTTTGAATGTTCGTGCAAAATCTGTAGGAGAATCATTGGATTTAGTTATTACTTGTCCAGATGATAATGAAACTACTGTTAAAGTTCAGATCTATACTGATACTATAGAAGTAGTGAAAGATCCAGAACATGATATTGAAATTCCTTTGGATGCTAAACTTACACTTAAGATGAAGTATCCATCTATGGATCAATTTATTAAAAGTAATTTTGACATAGGTGATGCAACTGTTGATGAATCTTTTGAAATTGTAGCATCATGTATAGATACAATTTATGATGCTGAAGATGTATGGTCTGCTTCTGATTGTACTAAGAAGGAATTGGTAGAGTGGGTAGGCGATTTAAATACGGCTCAATTCAAAGAAGTTGAAAAGTTTTTTACTACAATGCCTAAACTTTCTCATACTATGAAAGTGACTAACCCTAAGACAAAAGTTGAAAGTGAAGTAACGTTGGAGGGATTAGCAAGTTTTTTCGGATAATTATGGCCCATATTGATCTTGAGTCATATTATAAACTTAATTTTTCGTTGATGCAACACCATAAATATTCATTAACTGAAATTGAAAATATGATGCCTTGGGAAAGAGAAATCTATCTCACATTATTGAATCAATATGTTGAAGAAGAAAATGAAAAAGCAAAACAACAATCGTATAATTAAATGGCAGGAGGATTACTAGCAGGATTATCAACTAAAGCATTTGGAGCATCGAAGATTGCTGGTGCTTCAAAGGTAGCTGCTGGTTCTAAAATTGGAATCACGACGAAAGCTCTTGCAGCTGAAAGTTTAATATCTTCATTTGGAGGTGGAAGTGGTGATGGGGGAAGAGGAGTTTCTGCTTCTAATTTTGCATCCTCATCTTTGAGAAGTAGGATTAGTAATATAGGTGGTTCAGTTGATACTTCTGGTGGATTGGGTGACATGCTCACTTCTGAATCCATTATGGGAAGAAGAACAGGTCAAGATACTACACAAGATTTCTTAGATACTTTTGGTTCAGATAAAACTGGTAAGGTTATTAGAAGTAGTTTGATGGTATTGCGAGATACCTTTGTAGAAACTTTTGAGACTGCAAGAATATTGAGAACTGCTCTCAATCAAACGGAAGGACTTGGTGGTCTTGGTGGTAAAGGAGGTGATAAAAAGAAGAAAGGTGGTGGTCTTCTTGGTATGCTAGGAGGACTATTGACGAGTCCTCTTGGAATGATAGGTGCTGGTATTGGTGGTGGTATTTTAGCAAAGAAATTTGGAGGATTAAAGGGAATAAAGGGACTACTTGGAGGTGCTAAAAAGACATCAAAAGTAGCACCAAAAGCACTTAAAGGTGCTGATAATCTTATCAAAACAGGAGTTCCTGCTAGTGAGGCAATTGTAGACGTAAGTTCAAAGGCAGTAGGAAAATCTGATGATGCTGCAAAGGTATTGGGAAAATCTGATGATGTTGCAAAGGCAGTAGGAAAATCTGATGATGCTGCAAAGGCAGGACTTAATCTTGGTAAGAATTTTAATAATATTAAAAAAAGTGTAGGTCAAGGACTTAAAGGAGCAAAGAATGTAGGTGGTGATCTACTTCAAAAAGGCAGTAAATTTGCTAAGAATCCAAAGAAAGCATTAGGTGCTTTAGCTATTGGTGGACTCGGATTTCTTGGAGTTAAAGCTCTTACTGGTGGTGGAGGAAATAAAGAACAAGATGTAGTGACAAAACTTGATAGTGTTCTTGATAAGTGGAGTGTATCTATTGATAATGAAATTAAAGATAGTGGTGAAGGTAAAAATGTTATTAGCACTAGTGGGAATGCTACTCTGGAAAGAGGTAAAGTAACATCTGGTAGCATGAGTCAAGCAGATGCTGAGAAAAAATTAAAGACATTAGAATTACGTAAGGCATTGAATGAAACAAGGAAATCACATGGTCGTAACTCACCTGAGTATAATGAAATAAGGAAAAAATTAATGATGTTGTCTGGAACTCCAGAAGAAGCCATCTATACAGATAAAAAAGGTAATCTTAGAGCGAAAGGGTATTCCACATATGGTGGTAAAACTACTGTTTCTAATAAGAAAGGTGGTGGATTTGGATTAAAGCGTATGATTGGTGGTGCTGCTGACATTTCAACAATGGGTATGTTTGACTTTGATAAACGAAGTGGTGGTGGAGGACTAAGAAAAACTGCTAATGCTATAGGTAGTGGTATTAAGAGAGGTGTTGGTGGAGCATTGGACTTTGCTACACTGGGTATGTTTGATTTTGATAAAAGAAATCGTAAGGGTGCTCCGAAAGGATTTGGTCTGAAAAGAATACTGGGTGGTGTTGCTGATGCCATAACAATGGGAACAACTGATTTTGATAAGAGAGGTGCTGGCATTGGTCAATATAGTGGATTTACTGGTCGTAAAAGTCGTAGAAAACCTACTACTACTAGAAGATCTATAAGTTCAACTTCAAATGTTAATGCTCATTTTGATATTCAATCTGGGAAAGGATATATTAATGGAAGGGAAGTTTCTATGGATGAATATGTGACTTTCCACAATTTATCATTGAAAGAAAAGGTACAAAAATATGGTACTAAAGTAACATCTACTCCTCAGAATACATCTGTTCCACAAAACCCTAAGAAGACTCCGAAGGTTATGAATGTATCATCTAGTTCATCATCTGGTGCAGACAATAATTCAACAGCAGGTGGAGGAACAGTGAGTCCACCTTCCTCTTCTGGTGCTGGATCAAATATTGCTTTTCCTCCTTCTCATAATGGAGTTAGTTATGCTGCTGTGGAAACACAAAGTCAAATGAA